CACCACATACCCCCTGTCTCCTTTTAAGGATTATTTATGAGTTTAGGATTTGACGCAATCGCAGCATTACCATTTGCCGCTTCAGGCAATGAAGGCAATGTTACAATTAATGTTACTGGAAATGCATTAACTTTATCAGTAGGAGCTTCTACAGCTACAGGAGATGCTGCTAATATATTTCCTAATGGAAATCCTTTAACTTTAGCTAGTGGATTAGTTACACTTACAGCTAATGCCAATGTAAATGTTAGTGCTTCTCCTTTAACTTTAAATTCTGCTTTAGTTACAGCCTCTTCTTCTGTAGATATTAATATCACTGGAATGCCTTTGACTTTAAAAGCCAGCAGTGTTACAATAACAGGTGGAGCGAATATAGATGTGACAGATAATCAATTAACTATCTCATCTAATGACGTAGGGGTAATTACTTGGAACCCAATTATTCCAGGTGCAAAT